GGGCAAACTGAGAATTATTAAAACTGCCTCGTCTTTCCAGTCTGATTGTCGGGCTTCTAACAATTTTCCTTGGTAAGATTCCTCACCTCGAGCCATTTTTTCGGCATGCATCAATTGTGCATCAGACATTGCCATTTTTGTACGTTGTTTGTTAGCATAAATCTTACTTCCTGCAGAAACAGCTAACTTAATTGCACTCAACCACATAAATTACCTCTTTTATTCATCTCCACTTCTCAATATTTGTATGTTTGGCATCATTTGATCAGCATTTGGTAGTGTTTTTCCTAAAATTGTCTTTTCAATTGATGTATTAGCTCTTAATTTAGCTAATTCTTCGTTTTGTTCAAGTTTTTCTTCTTGATTTTGTTGATTCATCATTGCTCTCATCTTATCAAGGTCCATTCTTTGCTTACCTTCACGCTCTTTTCGATCATTTTCCATTGCTCTAAGGTCTAATTCTCTCGATCTTAGCTTAGCAATAGGGTCATTATCAAATTGTGACGTAATAGATTTTTCTTCTTTTACAAATTCTTCCATCATTTCAGCAATAAGTTGTGCTTTTCTTGCTTCAATCTGTTGACTTGTTCTCATTGACTGTTGTTGCATTTGTTGAGCCATCTGTGGATTCTGTTTCATAAGCATTTGCATCTGTTGTAGTTGTTGTAATTCATCTCTAAACTCTAATTCAATTTGTTCTTGTGCCATTAAACTAATATGTTCAAAAATATTTTTCTCTAAACTTGCCATAACCATCGGATTATTTCTCGCCATGTTTGTAGACATAAAACTTAAGTGTGACGTGATATGAGATCTATGGTCTTGACCTGGAAAAGCTTGAAAAGGTCTACCTGCTAATGCATCAATGTGCTCTAGTGCAGGATCTTTTGGCATAGGTTGCATCGGTTTGACTAAAACCGAATCAATATTTTTTACACCTAATGCTTCGTACATATTTCTATATGCTTGATACAAATTATGCATCTGTGGATTAGAAGTTGCCAGCTGCAACTCTGTTTGCGCGAGGGAAATACGCTGAGTTTGTGAAAAGATGTTGGGGTCAGCAACTGGCAATATATCTACTCGATCATCAAAGTCCGATTGTTTTATCATTCTTTGACCCCCAACTACGTCATATGGATATTCTTGTGGTAGATATAACTTGAATACTCTCGCCATTAATTGAAATTCGTTTTTAAGGGCTGAGTAAATTCTTTTGTGTATCGCTGACATAGTTCTACTTCCTCTTTCAAGTAGAGCTACTGTTGTTCCAACAGCCGCTTGTTGATTACCATCTCCTACTTGAAGGTCAGCAATTGATGCAAACCTTTGACCTGCTTGAACAACCACACCCATTAACGCTAATAATGTTTGTGATGGTTCTTTGAAAGGAAGCATCATAAATGAATCTCTTAAATTACCTCCAGGTGCATCGACATCTCTGAACTCTCCTGGTTGTATAGATTGTGCATCGTCTCTAATTCGAATACCTCGCATCTTAAATCCAGCAGGTAAGTTAGACAGGGTTCCGGCATCAAGTAACTGTCTTAATGCAGCTGTAGCTGTTCTTGATAATCCACCAATCATGTGAATTAAACCAAAGCCATAGAATCCTAAACCTGGTAAAAATTTAAAGTGAACAAAATACTGAATTTTATTTTTCTTTTGATCTCCAACTTCATAATTTCTTTTGATAGATAAAATTTGTCTTGAACCTTCTTCTAAAGTTACAATGTAAGGTAATTTAATTCCTGATGGTGAACCTGTTTGATCTACATCTTCAAAACCTTCAAGATCTAAATTTATATGACATTCTAATAAAGTATAAACATCTTCGTTTCTAGATTTTGTAACTCCTTCTAATTCTCTTTCTTTTTTTTCAACATCAGATTCTTTGTCTTGTGGTTTACCTAATTCAATATCTCTGTAGAAACCTGCAACTTGTTGTTTTCTTAAATCATTTTCAGAAACTTTAATTCGATGAATGACTGCCTCCGCATCATCTAATGAGGTAGCTGTGTACGGGACAATCAGATCATCTGCAGGGACGAACTTAGATACAGCTCGTCCTTCCACTTCGTCATAATAAACTTTTTTAAAAGTTGATCCTGACAATGGTAAGTGAAATAACATAGAATCAAACTCAGGCTCATACTCTTTCATTTGATCCATGATTTGATAATTCATGAAATCTTTTACTCGAGTTGCTTGTTGAACTTTATCTGGAGTTTGTATTCCTAAAATTTGTGTTCTTACCGGTCCATCAGCTGGGAGTAACTCTTTATAAGCGAGCGCCTGAAACTGAGTAACAGCTTCAGCAAGCACCGGGTGAGTCGCCCCCGAGGCACCTTGAAACGGTTCCGTCCTGTTGTCATATTTAAATCCTAATAAATCTAAACCTTGAGTATACGTTTTTTCCCAATCTTTTCTAGACATAGAATAATCCATATACTTCTGATTTAAATCAGAACTTAATTTCTGTAAAACATCGTCTGGTAAAAATTCTGCTAAGTTAGCGTAATGTTCATCACCTCCTTCAGGTGATGCAGCGTTTGGATCAAAGTTTATATCAACTGATCCATCTTCATTTTGAATTGTTTCAACATCTCCTGGGGACTGTTCAACCTGTTGAACTTCTTCAACAACCTGTTCTTTAATTTCTTCTTCCCCCGGGATACTAACTGTTTTTCTTGGCTCGTTTGGTAGAGCCTTGTCTATATCCGCCATTTATTTTCTCCAATTTAATTGTTTTAACAGTATTATACTTAATATTCAAGCCCTGTGGATTAGGTCCTGATTTTGGTGGTGGACCACTCTTTTTACCTTTAGAATACATTAATTTAAACCTTCTTTACCTTTGTCTGTATCCACACCAACTAACACGGGTTCGTCTCTAAAAGTTCCGGTTTCAGCATCGTATAATTCTAATTGTTCTGTTTGATATTTACCTGTAGGTTTTCCAGTTGCTGGATCAATTTCCATACTTGTTCTGTAAGAATATCTTGGATATTGAATTCTTGTTCTTGGGCCAGTAATTACAAATGCATCATTTAACGGATTAAGCATTGGAAAATATTCTTCAGGTATATTTTCAAACTTCAATGTTGGGTCTAAATCTTTTTCAAATTGTTCATATTGTTTCCAAGCTGTTTCAAAATTATTTTGTTCTATTGATTTTTTTAAAATAGCTAAATCTTTATGATATTTTTCAGGTAGTTCTAATCTTAAATTTTCTATATCTTCTAATGTTGCTATCTTACGGTTCTTTTCTGGAATATTTGTAAAACTTTCTAAATTTCTAGCAACACCTTCTTGTTCACCAAACATTCTAACATTATTCCAACTTTCAAATGCAGAGTTTTTTAAATTACGTAATTTTTCAGAAACTTGTGCTGCTTTTTTAAACAATGCTGGAAGACCTCTTACAACATTTCCAGAGAAAAAATCTCTTCGTTTAGTCAACATTGGATGAAATGCGGAAGGTTGTGCTGGAGTTTTATCAGCGTAAGGATCGTCTGATAAACCTAATATAGAACCAAGCTGTTGAATACCTCTTTTCATAGAATCTAAATTAGCTTGTCCTCTATCGGACATTCCTGGAATTTCTGCTTCATCTTGAATTACCGGTCTATTCATTCGTATATACTTGTCATAATCTTCTCTTGCTTTTTCTATTGGAATGTTAAAATTTCTAGCTTCGTCCTCAAGTCTGTTTAGAGCTCTGTTATATTTGTATACTTCTTGTGCTATTTCTAATGCAGGTAATGCAAAAGTAGATCCAACTTTTCCAACCTTAGTTGCTGCTTTAAATAAAGGCGATCTTAAAAATCTAGGAACTCCAGAGGATGCAGCAAGCTTCATAAAGTTTCCAAGTTTACCTTTTGACTTTTCGTAAAGATTAAAAGTTTTAGCAGTGAAATCTGTAAAAGCTGCAGGCACAGTGTATAACAATGGATTGTCTTCTGCAAAATCAGCTCCTTTTAAAAAAGCAGCTTGTATTATTGGAAGATCTA